ATGTATTTAACGTTCTTGATGATGTTTACGTTCAAGACGCTGTTGACAATAGTAAGTATAATGGGTTTGGTGACAAAGTTCACGCTGCTCATAACGCTGAAGTATTTCTTGGTTCTCCAAGAAGTTTCAACTTAGGACTTGCTGTCAATTTCTAAAATGGTAAAAAATGGGGGAGTTCAATCTCCCCCTTTTATCAAAATAAACCTTGACTTATGTAAGGTTTTAGTTGTATATTAACGTATCGAAAATGGGGATATTATAACCTAAATGTATCAAAATATTTATTACGACAATAAAACACAAACAGTTCATATTTGGGATGATGAAACAGGCTACTACACTTTACCATATAAGAAATATGCTTACGTAAGAGACAGGGTTGGTACTCATATATCTTTGTACGGAGATAAGTTAAAGAAAGTATATAGATTCGATCCTGAAACACCAAACCTATGGGAATCAGATGTACCACCTGAAACTCGTGTATTGGTGGACAACTATACGGATTCAGAAGAACTATCAAATGGTCATCGTATTATGACAATCGATATAGAGGTTGAAGTAACAGATGGCTTTCCGTATCCAGAGGACTCCAAAGACAAGATAACTGCTATCGCAGTTCATAACTCAGAAGAAGATGAGTATTATTGTTTAGTATTAGATGATAAAAAGAAACTCACTTTAGAATCAAAAGATAATGTGATTATCGAATCTTTTGAAAATGAGTTTGATTTACTACAAAGATTTTTTCTATTATATTTAGATTGGAAACCAACCATCATTACAGGTTGGAACTCTGATTCATTTGATATGCCTTACATTTACAATAGAGCTTGTAAGATTGTTGGTTCTGATATAGCTAAACTAATATCACCCATAAGAGAAGTTAAGTGGAACAAACATCGTAAGAGGTTTATGTTTGCTGGTGTTAGTTGTTTAGATTACTTAGCTCTATACAAACTATTCACATACACTCAACTATCCTCTTACAGATTAGATGCTGTAGCTGAACACGAACTTAGTGAAAAGAAGGTTGAGTATAGTGGAACACTCAATGATTTATATGAAAACAATATAGATAAGTTTGTGGAGTATAACATTCATGATGTTAGACTTGTAAAGAGATTACATGATAAGTTAGACTTTATCGATATGGCTCGTGGTGTATGTCATGTAGGTCATGTTCCTTATGAGGATGTGTATTTCTCTTCACGTTATTTAGAAGGTGCTATATTGGTATATCTAAAAAACTTAGGTATAGTTGCTCCAAACAAACCTCCAAGAGTGATAAAAAATGATGATGAAAAGTTTACAGGTGCTTATGTACAATCGCCACAAAGAGGTAAACACGATTGGGTATTTGATTTGGATATTACATCTATGTATCCATCGGTTATTATGTCTCTTAATATCTCGCCCGAAACAAAGATGGGTAAGCTAAAAGGTTGGGATGTAGAGGAGTTTATGAAAGGAACTAAGAAGACATACACTCTTATACAGAATGATAAAGAGATGGGTAGACTTACTGAAACAGAACTGAAAGATTTCTTTGATAAAAACAAAGTTTCAGTATCTTCTAATGGTGTTCTATATCGTAGTGATAAGAAAGGATTGATTCCAGCTCTATTAGAAAAATGGTTCGATACTCGTGTGGAGTATAGAAAGTTGATGAAGAAGTTTGGTGACGCTGGAGATAATGAAAAATACACATACTTTAAAAGTCGTCAGCTAATACAAAAGGTTGTACTAAACTCTCTCTATGGTGTATTGGGTTTACCTGTATTCCGTTTCTATGACTTAGATAATGCTGAGGCTACTACACTCACAGGTCAAGAACTGATTAAGTTTACTAAGAAGATTGGTAATCATTTCTACAACAAAGAGTTAGGAGATGACAAAGACTATTGTATTTATATAGATACAGACTCAGTATTTTATTCAGCTCTTCCATTAATTAAAAATAGATTTCCTACTATGGACTTTGAAAGTGAAACTCTAATGAGTAAGAGGATATTAGATGTAGCTGATGAGATGCAGGGGTTTTTAAATAAGTCTTATGATTACTTTGCTAGTAAGTTTTTAAACTTAGATGTACATAGGTTTGAGATAAAGCAGGAGTTGATAGCTAAATCAGGTTTGTTCATCGTTAAGAAACGATATGGTATGAAGATTATCAACGACAATGGGGTAAAGGTAAACAAACTTCATGTAAAAGGTTTGGACTTAGTTCGTAGTAACTTTCCAAAAGCTATGGGTGAGTTACTGAAGAGTGTGTTGGAAGATATTCTGGCTACTGTACCAAAGGATAAGATAGATGAAAGAATTATAAACTTTAAAGAATCTATGAAACTATTGGACTTTGATAGGATAGCGATGCCAACAGGTATAAATAACCTAAAGAAGTACACAGATGGTAAGGCTGGTAAGTTTACAAAGTTTGCTAAGGGTGCGCCCGCTCATATCAAAGCAGCTCTTACTTATAACGATTTACTAAGACACTTCGGAGTCGGTAATAAATATGAGAAGATAAGTAACTCTGAAAAGATAAGATGGGTTTATCTTAAACAGAATGATTTGGGATTATTGTCTTGTGGATATAAAGGTTATGAAGACCCACCAGAAATAATTAATTTTATTAAGACTAATATAGATTATAAAAAGATGTATGCTCAGATGTTAGAGAAAAAGATAATGATGTTCTATGAATCTCTAAAATGGAATGAGCCAGTAAATAAAAAGACATCTATAGAAAGATTTTTTTGATTTTCACAAATAACTTTGATATATATGTATATATCATATTAACAAATAAGGAGTAAAAAATGAATAAACATTCATTAAAACGTTTTATCGATAAGTACCATCTTGGTGGGAACTGCTCATCAGTTGTGATTAATAGTAAGGGTGATAAACTTTCTACTAGATTTATAACAGGTGATAAGAACCTTCTTGGAGAACTTCATATGACAGGTTGGAAATTTGATGAGGCTGATTTAGGTGTGTATAACACAGAGCAGCTTGTTTCACTACTCTCTGTTCTATCAGAGAATATATCGATGAATCTAACTAAAGCTGGGGATAAAGCTGTATCTATAAAGATATCAGATACAAAATCTGATGTCAACTATATGCTTTCAGATTTATCGGTTATAAGTTCACCACCTAATCTAAAATCTATACCTGATTTTGAGGTAAAGATTAAAGTTGATAAAACTTTTATGAGCAAATTTATTGCTGGTAAAGGTGCTTTAGCAGATACAGATAACTTTACAGTTATTACTGCTGATGATGGAGTAAAGGTTGTGATAGGTTACGCTGAGATTAATACTAATCGTGTTACCTTGCCTGTAGAAACTGAGTCTTATGATAAGATTGAGAACGTTTCTTTTAGTGCTAACCTATTCAGAGATGTATTGGTTGCAAATAAAGAATGTGAAAGTGCTACATTGGAAGTAAGTTCAGGCGGATTGGCTCGTATCAATTTTAAGATTGATGAGTATGATGCTACCTACTACTTAGTTGCAGATACTGATGTGTAATGGAAACAACGTATGTAGATAAATCAAGAGTAACTATTAGACCAATATATAAACCATTGGCTAAAGATATGATTGAGAAAAATCACTACAGCGGAAGATTGTCGTCTTGTAGATATCCATTAGGAGTTTTCTACAAGACAGACAACCCTCATCAATTCTTCGATGAAACTGAAGAGAAACTAATAGGTGTAGCTTGTTACGGATTTCCAGTTGGTAGAAGAGTTGTTGGTTCTATATTCAAAGAAGAGATTATAGAAAACAAAAATGTATTAGAACTAACTAGATTGTTTATACACGATGGTTATGGTAAGAATATAGAGTCGCATGTTATTTCAGCCTCATTCAAATGGATGAAACAATACGCTAAAGACATAAAGGTTTTAATATCATATGCAGATCCTGAACAAAGTCATGATGGTGCTATCTATCAGGCTACCAATTGGATATACCAAGGTTGTGGGGATTTTCAATTAGCACCAACCTTTTCACTTAGGATAAATGAAGAAGACGATTGGATGCATAGTCGAAGTGTGTATTCAAAGTATGGTTCAGCTGCTCCTAAGAACTTAATCAAAGCCATAGGACAAACCTTTTGGTTAAAGAAAGAAGCTAGTAAACATAGATACATTTATTTTCTTGGTAACAAAAAAGAGAATAGACTTTTTAAAAAAACGATGAAACATCCTATGATGGATTATCCTAAGAATTATCAACACGATGTTGAAATAACAAAAATAGAGGTTGAAAACAACAAATGGAAAAATTAGAACATAGTTTATGGGTTGAGAAATACCGGCCTACATCATTGGATACTTACATTGGGAATGAACATCTCAAAAGTAAAGTATCTGTATATCTTGAGAGTGGAGACTTACCACACCTTTTATTATATGGGAAAGCCGGTACAGGTAAAACCACTCTCGCTAAAATATTAGTCAATAACATAGAATGTGACTATATGTATATTAACGCCTCTGATGAGAATAGTGTGGATACGGTTCGTACTAAAGTTCGTGGGTTCGCTTCTACGATGGGGTTCAAAGATTATAAGATTATAATCTTAGATGAGTGTGATTATATCACACCTAACGCTCAAGCTGCTTTACGTAACCTTATGGAGACTTTTTCTAAACATTGTAGGTTTATCCTGACTTGTAACTTTGTAGAAAGAATAATTGACCCGATACAATCTCGTTGTCAATCATTTCAGGTAATACCACCATCAAAGAAAGAAGTTGCTATTCATATGACTAACATCTTAAAAGAAGAGGGTGTTGCTTCTAAGATGGATGATATAGCTGGGTTGGTAAATGCTGGTTATCCTGATATTCGTAGAGTTATAAACTCCTGTCAGAGACAAGTTGTAGATGGGTTATTAGTTGTAGACAAACAATCTTTGGTTGAGAGTGACTATAAGATGAAGTTGTTAGAAATAATCAAAAAGGAAAGTAAGAAGGATGCTTTTAAAAGTGTAAGAAAGTTATTGGCTGATAGTCAGGTAACAGATTTTGCTGAACTGTATAAGTTAATGTACGATGAGGTAGATTCATATGGTACAGGACATATAGCGGAATGTATTTTGATAATCGCTAAGTATCAGCTATCAGATGGCCAGGTAGTTGATAAAGAGATAAATGCTATGGCTATGGTAATAGAATTATTAGGAGTAATAAGATGAGTACAAAACCAATAAAACCGATAAAGGGTGGACAACCACCACAAACGCAAGTAGACATTAATGATACAGAAATGGTAAAGTGTGATGATTGTGGAAACGCATCTTTCATTCAAGCTTTCTTTCTAAGAAGGTTATCGGCTTTGATGTCACCAACAGGACAAGAAGCTATGATTCCAGTTCAGATATACAGTTGTGGTAACTGTGGTAAAGTTCCAGATAAGCTGATGCCAACGGGTAATGAGTAAGAAAGATACTGGAGCTGGTAAGGGTGATAAACTAAGAAGGGGAATAACTCAGAATGAGTGGAACAAAAAGTGGGAAAAAATCTTTGGTAAAAAAGAAGAGTCTGTTCGACCACATAAGTCAGATAACAGCGGTTCAAAATCCTAATTATTGGGAAGATATTTCAGACGAAGATAAGAAGAGCTGGTCTAATTATATGGTTAATAGATTTTTATCTATGAAGCCTGATTGGATTGATTTAGTAAATGAGATTCAAAAGTATCCGTTAGAACCAAAGCAATTATATAAATTTTACACAAGCATCTTACCAAAAAGAAAAGAATGGTTAAGATATATCAAAGGAGACAAAAAGATGAAGTATCCAAAATGGCTTTACGAAATCGTAGTTAAAGAATTACAATGTAGTATGAAAGAGGCTAGTGATGCTGTAGATATGTATGAAATATCTGCCGGTGGTCAATCAGAGTTAGCTGATATGTTATTTAAGTATGGTATTGAAGAAAAAGAAGTTAGAAAGCTCGGACTTATATAGTGTCTGTTACTAATTTCTTAGTTGAAGAAATATTAAGAAAGCCAGCTTCTGAATTTATAGAAAAATACCATTATTCTCACAGTACAAATGGTGTTCAGTCTATAATTCATTATGGTTTATATAAACCCGATGAAGATGGTTCTAGATTTGGTGTACCAAAACAGATTGGAGCTGCTATGTATGCTTGGCCATCAATGCCAAATACGAGAGGTAAGTATAATCCAATCAATCCAACTAAGTGTTTAGAACTTAGAAGATTAGCGTGTGTAGACGACACACCTAAGAACACAGAAAGCTATTTTATCTCACAAACAATAAAGTTACTGAAGAAGACTACGGATATGGAAGTTATAGTTTCGTTTGCTGATGGACACCAAGGACACACAGGAGTAATATACAAAGCTAGTAACTTTGATTACTTAGGTGAAACCGGAGGCGGTAGGATACTGATGGTAGATGGTAAAGAAACACATAGTAGGTCTCTAAATCAGTTGGACAGGCCTTATGGTAGAGAACTTAATCGTAGATATAAAGCTGGTGACGAGAATATATTTTGGAAGAAGACAAAGCCAAAGCATATCTATGTATACTACCTCAATAAAAAAATTAAAAGACAAATAAAAAAGCTTGACTTATATACATAAAATTGTGTATATTTAGTTGTTAGATTGGGAGACTATATGAGTAATATAAAAGAAACATCAAAATACGAATCAGTAACAGAATCGGTAATGGGTGATTATGCACCACAAAAACCCACACCAGTAAAATCTGATAACATTGTAGCTCAGATGGAGAAAGAGTGGCCGGAGATGACGAAAGAGTTTAGGAGATTACAGAAGGAACAATACGAATTGTTTCTACATAAGCAGCATGACTACGGTCCTGGTAATATAAGTGTCGGAACTCAGTTACAAACTGAAGAGGAAATACATCTATCTCTTACAGGTTTATGGTTTAGGATGAATGATAAGATACAAAGATTAAAAACCCTATTGATGGGCAATAAACAAAACGCAGTAGATGGTGAACCAATGGAAGATGCTTACTTAGATGTGAGTAACTATGGTATTATGGCTACTATTGTAAAGAATGGTAAGTGGGGTAAATAGTGTACATTTATATTTGCAAAGCTGGTGTCTATGAATCAGATACCTTAGTTGGCTTGATATGGGAAATGTTTACACATAGATTATACCATTTAATTAATCACGGGAAGTGGACAGACTAATGAAGAAAATAAGTTATAGTCAGTATTCAATGTGGGCTCAATGTCCATTCAGATGGAAGACTGCATATATAGAAGGTAATAGAGAGTTTACGGAAAGTATTCATACTCTCTTTGGAACATCAATGCATGAGGTGATACAAACATTCTTAACTGTAATGTATGAGGATACTGCTAAACAGGCAGAGGCTCTCCCGTTAGATGATATGTTAAGAATCAGAATGAAGAAGAACTACGAAAACGCTATGACTAAGAATGGTGGTGTTGAGTTCTGTACACAAGCTGATATGGTAGAGTTTTATGAACACGGACTATTGATATTAGACTTCCTTAAAAAGAAGAGAGCTCAATACTTCAGTAAGAAAGGCTACGAACTTATCGGTATAGAAGTTCCACTTGACTATGACTTGCCTAATGGTATTAAGTTTATAGGTTATTTGGATGTAGTTATAAGAGATACAGTTAGAGATGTGATTAAGATATATGATATCAAAACATCTACTATGGGTTGGAACAAATGGCAGAAGGCTGATAAACTAAAGAGTGACCAATTGTTATTATATAAACAATTCTACTCAAAACAATTCAATCACCCGTTAGATAAGATAGAAGTCGAATACTTTATTGTGAAACGAAAGTTGTATGAGAACTTAGACTTTCCACAGAAGAGGGTTCAGAAGTTTATACCAGCCAATGGTAAACCATCAATCAATCAAGTAACAAACAGATTGAATGAGTTTATGAAAGAATGCTTTGATAAAGATGGAGAATACAATACTGAACATACTTATAGTAAAGTGGCATCTAAGAAAAATTGCAGGTATTGTGATTTCAATCAAACAGAATTTTGTGACGCAGGAGTAAAGTAATGGTTAAAATAACTTTAAGACTAAACCTATCTGATTTTTTAAATAAATCTCATGAAGAGGAAGTGATAAATAAGTTAGAAGAAATACACAATGATTCTATAACATACTATTTAACTCTATGGTATGAGAAAGGCTCTATATCATCAGAAGATTTAAAGAGATTCTTAATAGACTATGAATCAAGATTACATTTTAAGACAACCATAAAGGTTGGTGATGAACTTAAAAAGAATGATTTTGTATGGTACGATATTATTAGCAAAAAAGATGTTAATATGTCTGATAGGATTCGGTTTCAATATACTTATAGTAGTGAGGAACATATAGTAGAGGGTTTAAATGAGTTTCACAGATGTGCTGTATTTTGCACATCGGAGAAGCCAGCTAAAAAGCAGAAGAGGAATGACTATGAGAGTAGCTATAGTAGGAAGTAGAAGGTATACAAACAAAAGGCGTATACAGGAGTTCATCTTTAAACTGAAACAAAAGTATGGCGAAGAGTTAGAGATAGTAAGTGGCGGACAAAAAGAAGGTGCTGATGGATACGCTAAAAAGTATGCTTTAGAGTTCGATGTAAAATACTCAGAGTTTCCACCTGTTCACTATGTATACAACCAACATTGTGTTCTTGAAAGTTTTAAATACGGAAGACCTTACGCTGCATGGCATTATCACGATAGAAATAAAGAAATAGCAGAATACACAGACGTGATGGCTGCCTTTATTCCCAAAGACACCACATCCAAAGGAACAGAAAGCGCTTTGAAACAGGCAATAAAAAAAGAAAAAAAATATTGTATAATAAGTTAGTTCTTATATACTTATATACATATATACGGAGGAAATGTTATGTTAAAGCTAACATCCGTAAAGTTATTAGACAATCTATATAAAAAGTTCAAGATAAGCAACTTAGATGATAACTTTACATTACAAAAACTAATCAATCGTTCAATGGATTTGTATGTTCATGATGACAATTTTAGAAAACAAATTAACGAATGGCAAAATCTTAAACCAAGCGGGAGTGCATTATGAGAACTGATTTAATTAAAGCTAGTGAACTACACTTTAAAGCACATATTGAAAAACATAGAATAAATGTAGAAAATTTATTAGAAAATGGTGTGGGTGTTGCTGAACATGCAGATATTATGGATACGATAGAAAAAGAGTTAGAGATTATGGCTGAATATGATGATAAGCTATCTATCTTAAATAAATACTTCACTATTAATGATGGTTCTAAAGGGGTTTTAAATGGCTAAGAAAAAGATTTTATTATTATCAGATGATTTAAGAATGTCATCTGGCGTAGGTACGATGTCTCGTGAATTTGTTATGGGAACATTGAAAGAATACGATTGGGTTCAGGTTGGTGGTGCTATTAAACATCCTGATGAAGGTAAGATAGTAGACATGAATGATGCTGTTCGTAAAGAAACTGGTATTGAAGATGCTTATCTTAAAATATATCCAGTCAGCGGATATGGTAGTCCTGATATAGTCAAACAGGTTATTGGACTAGAAAACGGAGTCGATGCTGTACTACATTATACAGACCCTAGATTTTGGGGATGGTTATATCAGATGGAGCATGAGCTAAGACAGACTATTCCAATATTCTATTATAATATTTGGGATGATTTACCTTACCCAAGATGGAATGAGCCATTCTATGAGTCTTGTGATTTAATTATGAACATATCCAAACAAACAGTCAATATAGTAGATAATGTTTGCCAGATAAAACCAAGAACAGATTGGGATAATACCTATATTCCACATGGTATAGATGAGAAGAAGTATTATCCAATTACACCACTAAACACAAAAGAGTGGGGTGACTTACTACAATTTAGAAGAAATATGACGCAGGGTAAAGATTACGAATTTATAGTATTTTGGAACAATAGAAACATCAGAAGAAAGTTACCAGGCGATGTGATAATGGCTTACAAACAATTCTGTGATATGTTACCAAAAGAACAATCTGATAAATGTGCTCTTGTAATGCATACTCAACCACGTGACGAAAATGGAACAGATTTACCTGAAGTTGTTAGAGAGCTTTGTCCTGATTATGATGTTATATTTTCACATAAAAAATTAGATGATAAAGAATTATGTTATCTATATAATATAGCAGATGTCGGTATGAATATGGCTTCCAATGAAGGATTTGGATTAGGAACTTGTGAAGCTCTTATGTGTGGAACACCAATATCAGTCAATGTCACAGGCGGTTTACAAGACCAAGTTGGTTTTAAGTACAAAGATAAGTTCATAACTTACAAAGATTACAGTTGGATTCATTCACTACATGATGATAAAAAGTGGAAAGATAATGAAGATTTGACTTGGGGAGATTGGTGTAAACCAGTTTGGCCATCTAATAGAAGTTTGCAGGGTTCAATACCTACACCATACATCTATGATGACAGGCCTCGCTCTTCAGACTTTGCTGATGTCATCAAAGAATGGTATGATGTGGGCAAAGAAAAAAGAGAAGAGTGTGGTAGGTTAGGTCATGAATTTGTTATGAGTGACGATTCTATGATGTCAGCTACTGCTATGTCTAATAACTTTGTAAGTCATATGAACACAGCATTTGATAAATGGACACCACGTAAACGATTTACAATGCACGAAGTATAGGAGAAGATTATGCCAGTAAGAAATAAAACTAAAAGAACATATCGTAGAAGAAATATAGTTGGAAACTTTAGAGGTTCTGAAGATATTTTTATGAGAAAAGTCCGTGATGGATTTGTTGAATTTTTAAAAAGCCCATTTAACTAAGAGGTAAAGATGAAACCATTAATGTTAATTACAGGACCTGTTGCTACCAGAAGTGGATATGGTTCTCATAGTAGAGATTTAGTTAGAAGTTTAATATCTATGGATAAATTTGACATTCAAGTCAACTCACTTCGTTGGGGAAACTGTCCAATGAATGCGCTTGATGATAAAAATCCAAATGATAAAGTAATAATTGATAGGATTATTACTGATAATAAGTTAGAAAGACAACCTGATATCCATCTACATATCAGCGTACCAAACGAATTTAGTGCATTGGGAAAGTATAACATAGGAATTACTGCCGGTATCGAAAATACTGCTCCAAAGGTAGAGTGGATTCAAGGTATGAACAGAATGAATATGAATATTGTTCCATCCAAGTTCGTAAAAGAGATATTTGAAAGAGTGTCTTATGAAGAAATAAATGAACAAACAAAGCAGAAGACTGGTGAGTTAAAAGTAACATCACCGATAGAAGTTTTATTTGAAGGTGCTGACACAAATATTTATAAGAAGACAAAAGAAATATCAGATAGTCTTAAAGCTGAAATGGGTAATGTCAAAGAAAGATTTGCATTTCTTTATACTGGACATTGGTTACAAGGTAACTTAGGAGAGGATAGAAAAGATACCGGTATGTTGCTGAAGACATTCTTAGAAACTTTCAAAAACAAACCCAATCCACCAGCACTAATAATGAAAACAAGTGGTGCTACGTTTTCTATAATAGATAGAAATGAAGTAAAGAAGAAGATAAAAGATATTAAAGATACTGTAAGTGGTAAACTTCCTCCTGTTTATTTACTGCACGGAGATTTAACTGATGAGGAGATGAACCAGATGTACAATCATCCAAAAGTAAAGGCTCATGTTAGCTTTACGCATGGTGAGGGTTTCGGTCGTCCTTTATTAGAGGCTAGTTTATCAGAGAAGATAGTTATTGCTCCTGATTGGAGTGGACATAAAGATTTTCTTAATAAGAATAACTCAGTTCTTTTGCCAGGTTCATTGACTAAAGTACACCCATCAGCTCTACCAAAAGAAATATTCGTTGAAGGTGCTGAATGGTTTACCACTAACTACCAATACGCTTCACAAGTTTTGATGGATGTATTTAAAAAGAACAGAGAATATACAATGAAAGCCAAAAGACAGTCTATGCATAATAGAGTTAATTTTACTATGGATAAAATGACTACTGAGTTTGCTAGGATGCTAGATAATCATCTACCTAAATTTGAAGAACAACCGAAGTCGGTTAGCTTAAAGTTGCCAAAGTTGAAGAAAGTATCTAGTGCCAAGCCAACTGAGATGAAATTACCAAAACTAAAGAAGGTTTAATATGGAAGAAAAAACAAATTGCCCTTTGTGTAAAGATTTGCACAGTAATTGCTTTGTAGAGAAAACAGAAGTAGAAGGTAAGCCTTTTGAATCTTATATCTGTTTCTCTTGTGGTATGACATCTAATTCTTATCTTGCTTTTGATAGTGAAAAATTAGAAGAATATACAGAGAGTCATAGTCAATTGATGAACGACTTAAAAATATTTGATAAGGAACGGGATATCGTTTGGTTTCCATCTGTGATTAATATGGGAGAAAAGGGTATAATATATCCTGAAGGAACTGCCAGCAACTGGCATTGGTATTATGCTGGTGTAGTAGAAATACCAAAAAAAGATAGAAAAAAATATGATGGTCATGAAAGAAGATTAGATGTTGAGAATGCACAAAAGTTTGGTCAGTTTGAATTTATGGATGCTTGTCAAGCTATGGGAGTTATAAAAGACAATGGCTAAACTACCTTACAGTTGGAATAAAGTAAGTCCTGGTGATATAGTATCTTTCGTCTATGAAAATAGAGATGGTAGAAAACTTCGTAGAACTATATTAGTGTTAGACCCAAAGTTAAGAAACAGAGCTAAGAATAAATCGAGTCAGTATTTAGTCCATGGTATTCAGCTAGAGGTATCTAATAAACCAACACTCGTACAAATGAAAACCCTATTAGAACAAGCAGGTACAACTGAAATAGTAGATGAGAAGAAAAAGATATACAGAGTTCAATTGGATGGTACTGCTAAACAACTTTACAAAAAGATGAGAACTATAATAAACAAATATGGTATTTACAGAAGTTATAATTACGATAAGGCTAGAAAGAGTTCAGTAACATTAGAAGATTTAAGGTTACCAACACAATTTGTGCAAGAGTTAAAGAATGAAAATTAGTTATGGTATTACAGTTCACAACGAAGCTGAGGAACTACAAAAGTTATTAGATGTACTAAACAAAAGCATAGATAAAGAAGATGAGATAGTTGTTTGTGTAGATGGTGATGATGAAAAGGTAGAGGCTGTATTGGGTGAATATCTATCTGAAAACAAAGCTATAGTTTACAAAAGAAAACTTGATGGTAATTTTTCAGACCAAAAAAATTCAGTTATAGAAAAGGCAAGTGGTGATTATATCTTTCATATAGATGCAGATGAATACCCAAACGAAATATTAATACAACAATTAAAAGAAATATTAAAGATAAACGAAGTTGATTTGATTTGGATACCAAGAGTAAATACGATTGAAGGTATGAAAGAAGAACATATACAGAGATGGGGTTGGAGAGTTACAGAGAATAGTTGGGTAAACTATCCTGATTATCAAGCTCGTGTATTTAGAAGAGATGAGTCTATAAGATGGACAAGACCACTTCATGAATACATATCAGGTTGTAAGACATATTCACATTTACCACCACAAGAAGAATTGAGCTTGTATCATCCAAAAACTATAGAGAAGCAAGAGAAACAGAATATGTTTTATAATAAGAATTTCAGTAAAGAAATGAATGTGAGGTAGTTGTGGTAGAACCAATGGTATTTTTTAGAATTGTCGATAATATATTGTATAAAGCTGGAGATGTTGATGTTTTAGGTTTTGAAGAATCAGAAGGGTTACGAATACCTGATGAATATCTTGACAATAGAATATTTGTAGTTATGAGAATGTGTTTGGGTATTGGAGATTGGGGTGTAGTGTCTGCTATGCCAAGATTACTCAAACAAAAATATCCTGATTGTAAAGTTTATGTACCAACAGCAAAATTACAAGAGAAAATATGTGGAGATATTGGAGACGAATGGAGTAGTTGGAAAAATCCATTCAAAAATGGTGTAAATGTCTTTAAGAATAATCCGTATGTTGATGGTTTTGTAAACAGCGTTAAGGGAGAAATATTTCACGATCATTATAGAATATATAACAAAGATAATCCAAATATCCCAATGTTAGAACAGATGTTGAAGTTTTGGCAGCTTGAAGAAGATGAATACAAAGACTCTGCGCCTGAATTGTATTTTAGTGATGAAGAAAAAAAGTTAGGTGATAGTATTATAAAAGAGTACATCGGTGAAGAAGAATATGGTTGCTTACTACTATCAGATAGATATGATTATACTATGGATAGATTAATGTTGGATGTTATAAATCCTAAATTAAAACACTTCTATTGGACAGAAAGACCAATTGAACAGACATCATTTAACTTTATAGACAAAGCATTAGATATGAGACACGTGCCAGTTAGGATACAACTTTACATTAGGTCTAAAGCTAAATACAACGTTGGTAACCAATGTGGAACTACACAGTTAACAACCAGATACTCTGATACATATACAGTTCAAAGGCAATTCCCTATAGCACACAACTTCGTACGTGGTGAAATATACCTAACAGATGATAAGGTAAGAAATTTACTTAAAGGTTTGCCTGATAAAACAGAATCAAAGACTACAACGAGTTTGAAATTTAAAGCTGACTTTATAGACTTCTTTGATAAAGAGGAATATAAAGATATGAAAGTACTAGAAGTTGGTTCTTCATTAGGTCATAGTACAGGAATGTTAAGTTATTTGTTCAAAAAAGTTATAGCTTTAGACAACTTATATGAAAGGCATGAGCAATCAAAAAAGTTAAATAGTAATAGTGATAATATTGAATATGTTGTAATGGATGTTTACAATCAACCTTGGAACTTTGAACATATGGATATCGTATTCATAGATTGTGTTCACGATTATCTTCACGTAAAAAGTGATATAGATAATTCTCTCAATAGTTTTGGTAAAGGAACAATAATTGCTTTCGATGACTATGGTTTATTTCCTGAATTAAAGCAAGCTATAGATGAGTACGTTGATAGAGGACAATTTAAGGTTTTGAAGAAGATAGGTCAGTTAAAGGATACCTATTTTCCAACAACACAATTTAAAGTGCTAAAGGATTATGAGGGTATAATATGTCAAAGCGTGTAATTTACACTTCAGTATTTGGTGGGTATGATAAAGTTACAAAACAGAGCTCAGATGGTTGGGATTGGAAATGCTTTAGTGAGAAAAATAGTATATCATTGTATGATGACAATAATAGAAATGCTAAAAGGTTTAAGGTACTACCACACAAATATTTACAGAACTATGAGTATAGTATTTTTATAGATGGTAATATGGATGTAAGAGGAAACTTAGATGAACTTATTGATAAATATTTGAGTGATTCAAATGTTGCATTCTTTAGTCATAAAAATAATAAGTTGGATTCTAGAGATTGTGCATACGCTGAAGCTCAAACTATACTTGATTTAGGTTCTAAGAATATGAAACTCACTCCTGAAAGAGGTATGTTGAATTATAAAGATAATCCAAAAACTATAGTTAATCAATTTGACAAGTATGCTAAATTAGGTTATCCAGAAAATAATGGTTTGATAACAGGTATGGTTATATTGAGAAGACACAATGAGAAAGATTGTATTGAAACTATGGAAGACTGGTGGAAGGAAATAAAGTATGGTAGTAAAAGAGACCAATTGAGTTTCAATTATTGTGCTTGGAAGAATGGCTTGAAGTTCAATTATATGGATGGAGATTCTAGAGACAATGAATATTTTTACAGAAGTACTAACGCTCACATAGGAAAGAAATGAAGAATATAATTTTTATACCTTATATCAAAAGAGAAAAAGATTTAACTGGCGCATCAAGTATTGGTCATTCAAACAGACATCAAGGTTATGAATGGGGAATAAAGTCTTGGAAAGCTTGGGCTAAAAAGAATGGTCACGAAGTATATGTTATGTCAGACCTACTTTGTCCTGAATCTGAAATGTTAATAACCTGGCAGAGATGGCAGGTTCTAAATATATTAGAACACAATGACATAGAATACAACCAAGTATTAGTTGTCGATGCTGATTCAGTAGTTCATCCTGATTGTCCTAACTTTTTTGAGATGACAGATGGTAAATTTACAAGTGTTTTAACTGATGGGGATTTTGAGTGGATGAACAGAGCTATAAATGGTTACTCTAAAATGTTTTGGAACAAAGAGTTTTGCATACCATCTTTTGAGTTCTTTCAAACTGGCTTTGTTATTATCAATAAAGAACACAAAAAGTTCTTTGATAAGGTGTTTAATTTTTATGAGAAGAACAAACAAAAGATTATTGATTCATATGATATATTATTGACTGGTAGTGATATAACATTGATGAATTGTATGAGAAAAGAATTTGGCTTAGAACTAAATCTACTACCAAGACAATTTGGTATGATGGACATGGTTAGAAAGCAGTTATTCTATTTTCACGAGAGTTGTTATTGGGAAGATAGTTTAACTAACCTATATAACTCAGGTTGGGTATATCAATTTAATGCTATACCACCAAGTAATATGGGAAGAGATAGAACTTACTGGATGAAAAGAGTATACGAGGAGTTATTTTGAGAAAGATAGTAGGATTTACGAGCGGCTATTTTGATATTATGCATCCAGGTCATGTATTGATGTTGAAAGAATGTAAGAGGTATTGTGATTATCTAATAGTTGCAGTCAATGAATACAGAACTAAGACTAAACAGCCAGATGGTAGAGAAAAGAATGAACCTATATGGACACCAAAGGAAAGGTTGATGATGGTTGAAGCTTGTAAGTTTGTAGATGAGGCTTTTCTTTACGATGGTGAAAAAGCTTTATATGATTATCTATTTAATAGTGGTGATAGAATAGATGTTCGTATATTAGGAGATGACCACAGAGATAAACCATTTACAGGAGATGATTTAGAAATTGATATAATATTTAATAGTAGAAATCATAATTACAGCACCACTAACACCATAACAAAAATAATTAAGGAGAGAACTTAATGAATATAGAATTTATATTTTCAGAATTTGGTTCTAGATCTACTGCTAATCAACCAGATAGTTTTACAGATGAGTTTAGATTAGACCCAACATATTCTTCTGTAAAGAAGTTTTTTCCAAAGGCAAAATTAACACTTTACACCGATATGCCTGAGTTAGGAAAAAACTACTCTGATGTAGAAGTTAGGATAATTGATGTAGAAGAAAGCCCATTCTCAAAGTCAAATCATCGTTGGGGTTGGCATTGCTGTGATTATTATGAGGCTAAGGGTTTGTTAGAATCTACGGCTGATGTGGCTATATCAGTAGATTCTGATTTGATGTTTGTATCTGATGAGGTTAGAACAATTTTACCGATAACTAAAAAATTTGGAATTTGTGTTCCAACTAATGAGAGACAGATGGTTAAGGTAGATGGAATCTATACTCGTGGGAATGATGGCGATTATCATTTAGATGAAGACGAAAGTAGGGGTAATCTATTAACTTACGATTTGTGGTGGTGTAGTTTTCATACAGAAGACAACAGAGGTAGGTCTTGGTTAAGTGAGTTCTGTAGATTAATGGAAACCAATCCTAAGAGAGCTCCATTACAAATGAGTAGAGCTAGTTGGAATACTGGTATACACCCATACTCAATGCCACAACAATGGGGAGTTGGTAGTGGTTACATAGGCTGTGGTAATGAAATAATTTTACACGTTGGTCACGAAAATGTTCAAGACCATTACTTAGAAAGGAGAATATAATGAAAATAGTAGGATTCCACAGCGGACATGATTCAGCTTACAGTATATTAGAAAATGGGATTCCAATTATACACAACGAATTGGAAAGATTTAACAGGAGAAAAAATTCAGTTGCTAATTCTATTCAATTATTTTTAGATAATGAGGAAAACTTAGATGATATAATTCATATGACAACCCATCGCACTGGTGGAATGGTAGATAACAATTATATGGATTCTTTTAATAAATGTGAATCTGTAATTGAAAAGAATGGTGGTAAATTGTACATAGTAGGACACCACCAGTCTCACGCTGCTAATGCTTTTTTTACTAGTAATTTTGAAGAAGCACTAATAGTTACAATCGATGGTGGTGGCATTGACAATCCAAATGGGTTATTGCATGATAAATCTGATATAGATACTGCTAAAAATTCTTTCGTAACCTGCACTACTTTTTGGAGTGGTAAAGGAAATAAAATAAATCCAATACATATGATTTCAAATAAAATGTTAAATTTAGGGAAGGATTGGTCTATGTGTACGAGCAAAATATTTGGTCTTGGTACTTGGAGAGATCCAAGAGGAGACCAAGCTGGTACTGTAATGGGTATGGCTGCTTTAGGAGATTCAGAAAAGTATATGTCTTACTTCGAAAATAAATTGACTGTTGGTTTATTTGATAACGATGGTAATGGCTCGATAGATTTTGACTATTTAAAAGGGGAAGCTGATAAAGAAGAGCAAAACAGATTTGATATATCTGCTTCATTACAAAAAGAAACAGAGAGAGTTATCAGAGCTATATTAACACCGTATATTGAAGAATATAAACCAAAAAATCTATGTTTATCAGGAGGTGTGAGTTTAAACTGTGTTTCGATAGGTAAGATGTTAGATTGGTTTCCTGGCATAAATATTTTTGTAGACCCAATACCATATGATGCTGGGTTATCGTTGGGTTCTTCTAGATATGTTTGGCACCATATATTAGATAATCCAAGAATATATAATAATTCGCAAAATCAAAGCCCATATTTAGGCTACACATACACAGAAGATGAAGTTGGAAAAGCTTTAGATGAGAGAAGTGATGAGATAGAAGTTATAGGTGCTGATGATGATTACGTTGTACAGACTATGATTAACAAAAAAATTATATCAGTATTTGGCGGTGGTTCTGAATCTGGTAGAAGAGCTTTGGGTAATAGGAGTATACTAGCAGATCCTACACACGCAGAAACAAAAGATATAGTTAATGAAAGGGTAAAGCACAGACAATGGTTTAGACCATTTGCACCATCGATACTTAGAGAATATGTAAAGGATTGGTTTGTTCACGATGCTGATAGCCCTTACATGAATATTGCTATGAAATTTAAAGAAGGTATGTCTAAAAAAGTTCCAGCAGTAGTTCACTTTGATGATACTGCTAGATTACAATCTGTTAGTAAAGAAGACAATGAATGGTATTATAGTTTTATAGATAATTTTAAGAAGAGAACTGGTGTTCCAATAGTACTTAATACTAGTTTTAATGATAGAGAACCAATAGTAGAGACTCCACAACACGCTTTGGATTGTTTTTTAAGAACCAATATAGATTATCTGTACTTCAGAGACTATGGTATTTTAGTGAGTAAAGCATGGAAAAAGTAGCAGTAATAGTAGAAACTAGAGAACACGATGCTTTACCATTTGTTCTTAATAATGTTATGTCGATTTTACCAGAGGACTATAGTTTACAGATATTTCATGGAACATCTAATTATGATTACGTTTGTGATTCTGTTGAAAATAATATGATGTTGCTTGATAAAAAAGTCAAGTTCACAAATTTGGGAATAGATTCAATATCAGCCGATGCCTCTAGCTTAGAGATTATGTTGACAGAAGATTTTTGGAATCAGATAATTGCTGAAACTGTTTTATACTTTGAGTGTGATTCTATGTTGTGTCCTAATTCAGAGTACAAAGTTGAAGACTTCGAACACTTTGATTATATTGGCGGATGGTGGGGTAAATCTTTCTATCCAAAATCTCTTGATGAATCATATGATAGAGTTATGAATGGTGGCATATCTCTCAGAAAGAAAAGTTTCATGTTAGATATTATAAATAACGAATTGAAACCATATTTACAAAGAGGTGGAAATCCTTGTGAAGATTATTTTGTAACAGATAGAATAAGAAATAAACCAAAGGTAAGAGATGTGTTGAACTTCTCAATAGATAATGGTTATATGTATCCGTTGAATGATAAAGCACCATTTGGATTACACAAGCCGTGGGGTGTAAATCCGGCAAAAGGTCATGGTAGATACTATGAAGATATTATAAGAGTTTGTGAACAAGTTAAAGAATTGGAGAGATTAAATGGCGTATAGAGCTGGTGAAACAATGAGGCTTGAAGAGATTAAGGATATGGGTATTAATCCAAATGCTATATTAGATATAGGAGCTCACACAGGACAATTTCATAGTTGGTCTAAAAGAGTTTGGCCTGATGTTGGTGTCTTTATGATAGAGGCTAATCCATTACATGAGAGTACTTTAGATAGGTTAGCTATGATGAATGGTGATAAGTATCTAATAGCTGCTATGGGTGATGAAGAAAGAGAAGTTACTTTTTATACCCGAAGCGACAAACCACACACAGAAGGTAATTCATATTACAAAGAACATAACTATTGGGATATACCACAATTGGTGCAAGAAAGTAAAGTTAAACTGAAAAAATTAGACGATATTTTTGAAGATGATGCGGTGTTTGAGTTAATTAAAATAGATACGCAAGGTTCTGAGTTAGATATTCTAAAAGGGGGTGTAAAATTAATCAGCAAATCATCTGTAATTGTATTGGAAATAGCTTACACAGAATATAATGAAGGCGCTCCTACTGCTAAAGATATTATTAACTATATGAATAGTATAGGATTTGAGAAAAAAATGAGTATCGGAGAACACTATGAAGATGATGATGTAATTCAAAAGGATTTTGTATTTTTAAATAAGGAGTTAGTTAAATGAAGAAAGAGTTTTTAGATTTAGGTAGACAACCTATAGCAAATAAGTTTTTAAAAGAGGATGAGATTAGTGATGAGTTCTTCTTTGATTTAAAGGTAGTTTTTGATGAGGATACTAAATTAGTTTCTATGAAAGACTTTGTAAAGCCAGAGTTGATGTTCAATGAAGATTACAAGTACAATACATCGTTGTCCACACCAATGGTTAATCATTTCAAAGAAACGGCAGAGATGTTAAGGATGAAGTTTCAGCCTAAGAAAGTTTTGGAGATAGGTTCTAATGATGGTCCTTTCATAAGCAATTTTGATAAGGATAGTTCCATATGTGTGGAACCTTGTGATAACTTTGCAAAGATTACAGCAGATATGGGATACAAAACTAGCACAGAGTTTTGGACTACTGATTTATCTGAGAAGATTGTGAAACAAAATGGTTATATGGATTTAATTTACTCTGCTAATTGTGTATGTCACATTCAAGATTTAGATGACGCATTCAAAGCAGTTAAAAATCTACTATCTCCTAGCGGAGTATTTGTATTTGAAGACCCATCGCTTCTTCGTATGTTAGAGAGAGGTTCTTATGACCAAATATATGACGAACATGCGCATGTATTTTCTGTAACCGCTCTAAATAATATACTGAGAAGAAATGGACTACAGATTTTTAGTGTAGATAATCTATCAGTTCATGGTGGTTCTAATAGAATTTACGCTTGTCATATGGATAGTTGTATATCAGGAGATAGCGTTGGAGAAAACCTAAAAGAAGAAAAAGACTTCGGTATCAATAACTTTGAAACCTATGAGATATTTGCTAAAAGGGTAAAGGAATCAAAAGATGAATTGGTTAGATGTTTAAGTAATCTCAAACATAATGGTAAATCGATAATCAGTATTGGTGCTACATCAAAGTCTACTACTGTATTTAATTATTGTGGTATTGATAGTTCTTTGATTGATTGTATCACAGATACAACACCCGATAAACAGAACTTGCTTGCTCCTGGCAGCCATATACCTGTTGTAGATAGAGAGTCGGTAGACTTAAATGATTACGACTATGCTTTCTTAGGTGCTTGGAACTTCAAAAGTGTTATAGCAAATAAAGAGAGTGAGTTTGTTAAAAATGGTGGACAATTCATAACGCATGTACCAAAAATAATGACATTTTCATAAAGGAGATTGATATGTATTACAATGAGGATGATAGAGCTCAAAGGTTATTAGATGTTTTTGAAGTTTTAGACGGACAAATAAATGTTTCATATGTTAATAGTACAGAACACATTGTCGCTTGGCACAAACACGATATACAATCGGATTACTGGACCTGTATAAAAGGTTCTTTTAAAGTGGGAATGGCTACGGAAGAAGATGGTTGTGAATTTGTATATCTTTCAGATAAGAATCCACAAGTGATTGAGATGAAGCCAGGTGTGTATCACGGATACAAAGCATTAGAGCCTGGCTCTATATTGTTGTATTATTTAACAGAAAAATACAATCCAAATGATGAGTTTAGAGCACCAGTTGGACATTTCGGAGAAGAATGGGAAAGAGAAAATAAATGAAAAATTATTTAGAAGAGTATATGGATTTTTATTCTAAAAAGAATAATTTAGATAGAAATTTGGTTGGGAAGGTTTTTAAACAATCTATGGCTGTTTTTGAAGATGGTAGAGGTTGGAATGGTGGGGGTATGCTAGAGCTTACAGACATTATGGCAGAGGTTATGCAGTGGAAATACATTTCAAAAGAAAAGGAAAGTAGTTTTTATAATGACGATAATGTAGATTTTGAAAAAATGTATGCTTATATGCAAGATTTAGATTTAATGAGAATGTTATCATATAGCATTTCATTGAATAATTCAGTCATGAAAAATCATGTGCAAATATTTGTTGAAAATTTGATTGATAAATATGAAAATGATAATGAAATAGATGAAATAAGTGTGGTTGATTATGGTTGTGGATTGGCGTATTGGACTATAGCAATTTGTGAATCTTTAATTGAAAAAAATATACCAGTTAAATTAACGTTAATTGACCTTTACAGAGAATCTTTTGTTGAATTTTTAGACTATCTTTGTAAAAAAAGAAATATTAATTATGAGTTTGTGGAAGTCAAACATAATAAATTAGTGCCTGAACTACCTAAATTTGATTACGCACATCTCATGGCAGTTTTAGAACACACTTCAGAACCTGAAGAGATTGTTAAAGAATTAGTTGAAAAGGCAAGACATGGTGCTGTTATATTTGGAACATTTTACGATGATCCTTTTGATGACTTTGAACATATATCATATGATTTAAGTGGTTGTAGAGAAATATTAGAGAACAACAAAAAATGGGATATTACAAACCTTGGTTCTTATTGGAATGATGAAACAACTGTTTATCAGATTTTAAAACCTAATGAGGTGTGAAATTAGATGACAACAATTGATGATGTAAAAAGATTTAATCTAAAATTCTTTGACGAATCTGATGGTAGATTGGCTCCAATTGAATTTGATAAAGATGTTCCATTTAAAGTAAAAAGAATGTTTTATGTATTTGGTGTACATAATCAGAACGACAGAGGAAAGCACAGCCACCATAAAACAGAGCAGTTATTGATTTCTATAAATGGTGTCATTGATGTGAAGTGTGATGATGGTATGGGTGGTGTTAGGACTTGGAAACTTGATAAACCTTGGAAAGCTTTATATATTCCTGAGATGATATGGGATGAACAGGTTTA